AGATGACCTATATGCAAATAGAATTAACCCAATCGCTACATTCTCAGATACGGGAACAATTATTTGGGGTAACAAGACTCTTCAAGTTAGAGAATCTGCTTTAGATAGAATTAACGTAAGAAGATTGCTGTTAAGAGCAAGAAAATTAATTTCTGCAGTTGCTGTTAGATTATTGTTTGAACAAAACGATGAACAAGTAAGAAATGAATTCTTAAGATTGGTAAACCCAATTCTTGAGTCAATTAAGAAAGAAAGAGGTTTATATGAATTCCGTGTAACGGTTTCAAATGACCCTGAGGATATTGATGCAAACACATTAAGAGGTAAAATCTATGTGAAACCAACACGTTCTCTTGAATTTATTGATTTAGAGTTCATTATCACTCCAACAGGAGCATCTTTTGAAAACATTTAATAAAAAAAGGGCATAAAAAAAGAGGGGAGGCTAAAAAAATAGCTTCCCCTTTTATATTTTACTATAAAAATTATATTATTATAATTCCCCTAGTATACTAGAACTAGAAATACTAGTATTTATTATTGAATATTTTAATTAAATTAAAAAGGTAATAAATAATTCTAGAACTTTATACTAGTATGGTAAAAAACTACGAAAAATAATTGAGATAGTCAAGCTAAACCCAATAATAATCTAAAAAAAGATTATTTTCTATTTGGCTTATATTTATAAGAAAAGATAAACTAAAAACTTAACAAATACAAAATGGCAGATTTACTAATGAAAATGCCGGTTCCATTCGAACCGAAAAGAGTTAACCGATTTATTGTTAGATTCCCGTCATCATTGGGTATCAACGAATGGTACGTTACATCGGCTAAAAGGCCTAGTGCAAAAATTAATTCAGTTGAAATTCCTTTCTTGAACACTTCAACATATGTTGCAGGTAGATTTACTTGGGAACCTATTCAGGTAACGTTTAAGGACCCAATTGGACCTTCAGCATCTCAAGCATTGATGGAATGGTTCCGTTTACACGCAGAGTCTGTAACTGGACGTATGGGATATGCTGCTGGGTATAAAAAAGACATTGAACTAGAAATGTTAGACCCAACAGGAGTTGTGGTTGAAAAATGGATACTTCAAAGTACTTTTATCACTGATTTAAATTTTGGTGATTTGGATTACAACAATGATGCTATTGCTTCAATCCAATGTACATTGAGAATGGATAGATGTATCCAAGTATACTAATATACAATTCTTTATAATATTATTAAACCAACAACCAAGTTAGTAAATCTGTCTATTGGGTTGTTGGTTTTTTATTTTAAAATCTTTACTTTGACATAATTATTAAGTAAATTTAATATTATGGAACAATTTATAATAGACCCAACAATTTCTTATGATGTAGTTGAATTACCTTCAAAAGGAATATACTACACAAATAAGAAAAAATCAGTTAGAGTTGCCTACCTAACGGCATCAGATGAAAATATTTTATCGGCTCAAAATTTACTTAAAACTAATACAGTTGTTGAGGAATTATTGAAAAGAAAAATATTAGATAAAGACTTACCAATTGAAGATTTGGTAAACGAAGATAGAAACGCTATTCTTATTTTTTTAAGAAACACAGCGTTCGGTTCTGAATATACATTTTACCTTAAAGATCCAAAAACAGATGAAGAATTTACTTCTGTAGTTGATTTGAGTGAAGTAACGTTTAAAGAATTTAACCTTATCCCCGATCATCAAGGAGAGTTTAAATTTCATTTAACAAAATCAAATGTTGACATTACTTTTACATTTTTAACCAAGAAACAACTTGATGAAATTGAAAAAATGGAAGAGAGTTGGAATGGTTTAGGTGTTGCACCCGTTATTACTAAACAATTGGAAATGATGATTAAATCAGTAGCCGATAATCGAGATCCAATGACAATTCATAATTTTGTTGAAAAGATGCCAATTAGGGACTCTCAAGATTTCAAAAAGTTTGTTAAAGAAAATAAACCAAATTTAGATTTAGTAAAATCAGTAACCGCCCCATCAGGAGAACTTGTCAATGTAGAAATTGGCTTTGGGGTGGAGTTTTTTCGCCCTTTCTACGGAGTATAGGAAAGGACAATTAGATGAGATTTTATTTTTAGTTAAACGAGGGTTTTCATATGGGGACGTTATGTCTATGCCTGTATACATAAGAAGATATTATATAAATTATTTGGTTGAATTAGAAACCGCAACTTAATCTATTTATATGTATGGCATATGATCCAACACTTGAAGAGTGGAAAAAACTCTATCAAAACACAAATGGTAACCGAGGTAGTTTCATAAAAGAAGCAAAAAACCTTGGAGTCACTAACGATGCCGCATCAAAATCTTTTGACGCTGCGGATAAAATGTTTGGTAGAGGAAATAATAGTTTCGGTAATAGTAATACTAGTACCGAAAGTGGTAGTATTTTGTCTAAATTTAATCCACTTGAAAAAATGAAGAGTGCGGTTGTAGGTGGTATCGCTACTCAAGAACAATCCGGGTATATGCCAGGATTGAATGAAGAAATGATAAAAGCGTCTGGAGCAGCAACAAAGTTAGTTGATATTTTATCAAACATTAAGAATCCTTTAAAACTATTGGCGGCCGCGGGTGAAGTTGTTGGTGATCAAGCGTCATTATACCTTAGACAACAAACAGAATTATTAGGCGTAATAAATAAACAGGCGGGATTAACTGGTAATTTTTCTGAAGACGTTAGGGATGAATTAACAATGGCTAACGTCCCACTAACTAGATTAGGAATTGGATTCCAAGAATTGGCAGACGCGGCTGAAAATTTAGTATCTGAAAGTGGTAGATTTATAACATTAAATAGAGATTCGTGGTATGAGGCGGGTAAAGCCGCTACAGCATATGTTGGTACACTTGAGAATTTGGTTGATATGTATCCCGCGTTTGAAAAGATAGGTATTGGGGCATCTGATGTTGCTAAAGAAATTGATGAAACAGGTAAGAGATCACTTAATTTAGGGTTACAATCAAGTAAAACAACAAAAGAATTAAGTGCGAATTTAAGTAGACTAAATGAATTTGGTTTTAAAGACGGGGTGAAAGGTTTGGCCGAAATGGTTAGAAAGTCAACCGAATTGAGAATGAATATGGATAGTGTATTTAAAATTGCGGACGATGTTATGGACCCAGATAAAGCAATTAGTCTTTCTGCAAATTTACAAGTTTTAGGTGGGGCAATCGGTGATTTTGGTGACCCATTAAAAATGATGTACGATGCAACAAATAATGTTGGAAGTTTACAAGATGCCTTAATCGGAGCTGCGGGTTCATTAGCCACATATAACAGCGAACAAGGTAGATTTGAAATTACTGGAGTCAATTTAAGAAGGGCTAAAGCAATGGCTCAAGAATTGGGAATAAGTTATACTGAATTGGCAAACGGAGCTATTGCATCCGCTGAAAGAACGTCTGCGGCGACCGCGTTAATGGGTAGAGGTTTAAAATTAGACGACGACCAACAAAGATTTTTAACTAATATTTCACAAATGAAAGGTGGTCAGATGACTATTGAACTTAATAGTGAAAGACTTCAAAAGGCTTTAGGGACTGACGATAAAGAAATTGCGTTAGAAAAATTAACTCAAGCTCAAGTAGGTATTTTATTACAATATCAAGACGACTTTAAAAAATTAACTTCAGAAGAAATTATCCAAAAACAAGCAACCGATATAGAAATTATCGGAAGAAATGTTAGTTTCTTAGCCGCAGCTGCTAGAGTTAGAACTGCCCAAGCAGGTGGGGGTATGTTAGACCAAATAAAAAAAATGGTTGGATATGACCCTGGCGATATGAGAAAAACCGTTAATAAGGTTACGGAAGAAGGGGCTAAGATATTAGGTTTCCCAACAAAAACTAAAGGAAAGGTGGAGCCGTTAAAGACGGTTAAAGTTGAACAAACAACAAAAAATACCGAAGAAAAAACCAATAGTGGAAATCAAGCAATGACAAAACAAGATTTCGAAGATGCTCAAAGGAATTTTTATAACTCAACTAAAAATGATAACAGTAATAGTAGATTTATACAATTAACGACGGTAGTGGAAGAATCTAATCCGGGAGGGTACACCGAAAAGATTAAGCGTTAAGATTTCAAATAAACCTCTATTTATTAGAAAAGATATATAATGCCAAGTTACTTAGATTTCGATTCAACCAAAAGATTTAGAGATTTCATCTTGGGTAAAACTTTGAATAAACCAAACGGTCCTCAAAATTTTACTCAAAGTTCATATACGGTACAAACTCTAAGTGAACTATCAAACACTGACTTACCTGATGTAGACTACAATAGGAGTTCAGATTTATTACAACCACAAAATTCGAATGTTTTTAAACCATTCGAATATTTTGTTACTGAAAATTTAAATACGTTACCAAGACGAGCGAATTTACAATTATACCCTTACTTCAACCAAACAAACCATAACTTGATAAGTGTTATGTCTAACGACAATTATGACGCCGAATCTGAGTTAATGAAATTTGCGGCACTAAACATTAGACAAAATTCAAATGGGCCTGTTCTTTCAAGAATTAGTAGAAATATTGAAGTTGCAACAAACGGTAGATTAAGATTTTTAGACGCATTGAATGGTAACACCGCAACGGCGATTAATATCGTTACGGGTAAAGAACCTTTAATCGAACCTAATAATAAAATTACGGTGGCAAAAACCTTACCGGGTAAAGCTATTGATTTTTTACAAACGGTTGCGGGAGTTGAATTCCCTTGGTCAGAAATACCTGGAGATTACCTATCGGACCCAAGAAACCCAATTAATAATAGACCTGAGGCAAGTACTCAATTAGGTAAAGTTTTCCAAGACGTTACTGGCGCGTTAGGTTCTTTAATTGGAATACAAAGAAGACCAAAATTAGATA